GACTCTCCTGTTCCTAGGTGATGCTCAGGGTCGCGGCGAAGCAGTCGACCGCAGCGATGTAGCCCCGCTCGGCGAGGACCACCATGTTGTTGTTGGTCGTGTCGATCGCGTTGAGGCTGATCTGCTCGGACTTGCCGATCAGGACCTCGCCGGTCACGTACGCCTTCTTCGGGTCGTTGGCCGAGTAGCCAGCGCCGACTGCGACCTTGGAGCCGTACTTGGTGCGCAGGATGTTGCCGTCCCACACCAGCGCCTCGGTGGCGGTGAGCCGCGAGGCGATGCCGACCGGCAGGTGCAGGACCGGGTATCCGTTGTAGTGGGTGGCCCCGTACTCCTCCAGCGCCGAGAGCAGCAGGATGTCGGTGGCCACCGCGGTGCCGATGGAAGCCGGGGCGGGCCATGCGCCGGGCAGCGGGGTGTCCCCGGCTGCGTTGACCGCGAAGCGGATGGAGACCATGGCGGCCTCGACCGCGAAGGACTCGCCGTTCTCGAACGCCTCGCGCACCTTGGCCTCGGCGTCGTCGGCCATGCCGATCGGGCGGCAGGTGTAGCCACCGTAGGCGGCGAAGCGGAACCCGTCCTGCCACGTCGAAGCGCCGGACAGGTCCTTGGTGTTGGGGGCGCAGAAGTTGGCGTTGCCGTGGAAGGTCATGCAGTTGAAGGACTCGAACAGCGCGAGCCCGTCGTTCCACGTGAAGGCGGCGTCGTCGGGGGTGGCCACGTCCAGCAGGGTGGACTTGCGCCGGGTGACCGAGGGTGCGACCGGGTAGCGCACCGCCTGAAACTCACTGGCTGTGATCGTCATGTGCGCTACCTCCTTCTGAGGGGCCGGGGCGGGCCGCGCGAACCCGCCCCGGCTACTCGTCAGACGCAGGTGACGATGTTGGCGGAGCCGGTGCGACCGGCCTCGCAGATCGGCAGGGTGAGCAGGTCGGAGCCGTACTGCTTCTTGGCCACCAGCAGGCCCTGCTCCATGAACAGGCCCGTGTAGGTGTTGCCCTGAAGCGACGCGGCGTCGTAGACGGCCGACAGGTTGATCACCTGCGAGACGCCCTTGACGAAGGTTCCGGCCGGGTAGACCAGCGCCTGGTAGGTGGTCGGGTAGACCTCGACGGTCTCGTCCAGCACCTGCCAGTCGTAGACGTAGGACACGTTGACCTTGCGAGCGCCCCAGAAGGCGGTCAGCGCGGCCTCGTTGGCGTCCGAGGAGGTCCAGCCGGTGCGCCGGGCCATGTCGTTGAGCCACACGTTCTTGATCCAGAACGGGACCACGAACTCGACGGTACGGCCGAACTCCAGACGCTGGGACTGGCGGCGCTGGTCGGCCACGAGGCTGGCGTACTCCAGCGCGTCCGAGAAGCCCGAGCCCTTGTCAGCGAAGACGCGGGCCGCACCCGAGGCGGTGACCAGACGGCCGATCACGTTGGCGTTGACCATGTGCTGGTGCGCGGTCAGCGTGCCGGAGGTGAAGCGGTTGACCATCTCCGGGTAGGCCGCGTTGAGCAGGATCGGCACCTTGATGCAGACGCCCACCGCGTCGAGCCGCACGTCTTGGAACGACGGGCAGGAGACCTCGTAGCAGGGCTTGGTCGTGCCCGCGATCGCCTGCGCCTCGGTCTGGACGAAGCCAGCGTTGGCGTAGAAGTCCACGAACTGGGGGCCGACGGTGAAGCGCATACCGCCGCGACGGATCTGGACCTCGGGCAGCGGCAGGATGCCGTCGAGGCTCTCGTCGGCCGCGAGGTCGTAGAAGGTCTCGGACGGGGAGCACCAGCCGTTGGCCGCGAGCAGGGACTCGAAGTGCTCGCCGTCGCGGTTGACGATGTTGGACTCGTCGCTGGCCCGGTTGATGATCTCCAGCGTCTCGTCGTCGGAGGTGCGCTGGTCGATGATCAGACCGCTGGAGAAGGGGACCTCCAGCGAGGCCACGCCGAACATGCGCAGGCTGTCGGCGGTGGTGTTGCCGTCGCCGTCAGGGGCGGGCATTCCCTTCAGCCGGTTGATCGCGCCCTGCGCCAAGTCAGAGAACTCCAGCGAGGCACCGGCGGCGAAGCCGGAGTCGGCGGCGGCCACGATGGACACGCCACCGCGGTCGTGCTGCTCGGCCGGTACGGCCGGGCGCTGGGTCTTGCCCTTCAGCACAGCGACGGTCTTGACCTTGGCGGCGATGCCGTCCTTCTCCTCCTCGGCGACCGGCTCGTCCTCGTCGTCCTCGTCCTGCGGCTCGGCAGGCTGGTCGGCGTCGGGGTTGTCCGGGGCGGGCTCGTCGGCCGGGGCCTCGCTGGCCTGCTCGGTGCCGAACTTGCGGCCCTTGGCGGCGGCCAGCCGGGTGGCGGCCTCCTCCTCGTTGGCCTTGCGGTCGGCCAGTTCTGCGTCCATCTCATCGATGGAGTCGCCGAGTGCGTCAGCGGCCTCGACCTGCTCGGGGGTGGCGTTCTCCACCGCGGTGTCGGTCTGGTACTTCTTGACCGCCTCGTCACGCTGGGTCTGGAGAGCGTCGGTCGCGATGTCCGTGAACTTGGTGTTCAGGGTCTTCATGGGAATGGCTCCTCGGTAACTGAGTCGAGTGCGGCGCTCCTGTGGAGGGCCGACAGTCACCGGGTGCCTAGACCGCTGGGACGTTCTGAGGTGAACTGTACGACAGTCCGCTCAGTCTGCAAACCACCGGTTCCGCGCGACGGCGTGTCGGCGGGCGTAGCCTGTGGGCAGATCGACCAGAAACGGAGCAACCTCATGGTTCTACTGCTGGACCTTGCCGACGCGGCGAGGAAGTCCGGGCTCATCGTCATCGAGTTGCCCGGCTGGAAGTCCAACGAGTCGCCCGGCGGGTTCGCACCACAGGGTGTGCTGAACCACCACACCGCGGCATTCGACCCGATCAACGACCCCAACGACGACTTCGCCTACGCGATGCACATGGCGTTCACAGGGCGCTCGGACCTGCCGCCGCCGAACTGCAACCTGTCGCTGAGCGCCGAGGGTGTGGTCTACGTGGCCGCAGCCGGGAACGCCAACCACGCCGGACGGGCGCGGGCGTCCGGCCCGATGCCCCCGGCCTCCGACGGCAACGTGATCTACATCGGCATCGAGGCGATGAACTCCGGCTCGCAGGGCTGGAGTTCGCGCGGGCTCGACGCGGCCGGGAAGCAGATCACCCAGTACGAGGCGTACGTCCGGCTCAACGCCGCCCTGTGTGACCACTACGGCTGGCCCGCCACCCACGTGCGCGGCCACAAGGAGACCTCGGTCACGGGCAAGATCGACCCGACCTTCGACATGGACCAGATGCGGGTCGACACCGACGCGAAGATGAAGGAGATGAACATGCCCAAGGACGACGGCTTCTGGCTCTGGGTGTGCTCGGTGAACTGGGGTCGCGGCTACAGCCCGGGCGTGTTCAAGCGCAACGTGCAGCGGGTGATCAACCAGTTCGAGGGCAAGGTGCACGTCGTCTGCATGGTGCAGGAGTTGGACGAGGAGCCCGACGCCGCGAACGAGCACGACGTGTTCGGCTCGATGCTGGAGCCGGGCACCCACAAGGTGGCGTGGCCCACCCGTGAGCCGATCGTCCTGTCGCCGGGGTTCACCAAGGTGACCCGCCAGCGGGTGAGGGTGACGATGGAGTCGGGCGGCAAGATCGGTGCCCCCAAGGGGACCGGCCCGACTCGGCACTCGGTGACCTGCGCGACGTGGGACGAGGGGCTGAGGCTCGGCTTCGGCAACACCCACCCGCACCGCAACCTGCCCAACCACGCGGTGCAGGTCGCGCTGCGGAAGGGCGAGCGGGTCTTCCGCAAGGAGTTGACCGGCCTGTACGACAGCCACGGTGGCACCTCGGTGGTCTGGGGCGCGGACCCCAACAACCGCAACTTCCCCGAGATGATCCCCGGCGAGAGGACCGCGATCGAGCACGGCAACACCGGAGACACGATCCGCTACACGTCCCACCCCAAGGGCGCGAGGCTTGAACTCCACCGGACCGGGCACCTCAATGGAACCATCGACCCGCACGACCCGATCTACGCCCTGTTCCGGGCGTCGAAGCGCTGAGGGGGGGTGACATACATGGCAGGCGTGACTCCCGCACCGGGGACCCCGCAGACCGGCACGAAGGCGGTCGTGGCGGCGGGCCTCTCGTTCGTCGGCACGTTCATCTTCGCGCTGTGGCAGGCGGTCAGCGACAAGACCGACCTCGACTCGATGACGAACACCCAGTGGCTGATCGTGGTGCTCGGCGCACTGGCGACCTCGTTCGCCACCGGCGGCTTCACCTACGCGGTCCAGAACAAGGCCAAGTAGTTTCGCAGCGAAACGCCCCCGACCTCGACAGTGAGGCGGGGGCGTTTCGATGGGGGTCTGAAGGCTAGGGGCCTTCGATCAACTTGTACCCGATCGTGGACGTGTCGGTCGCGTCCGTCGAGCGGATCGTGATCGAGGTGCCGACCACTCGGGCCGTGACACCCATCCCCTGCGGGCGGGCCACGGTGCCGAGAATCTGGCAGTTGACGAGCGCGATCGTCTTGGCGGTGATGTCCGAGCGGTTGATGGTGACCGAGCCCGCGACGAGCACGGCGGTCCCCTCACGACCCTCGGAGGTCAGAGCGGACCAGACGCTGGTCCCGTCCCCGACCTTGGTCTCACCAGTGTCGTCCGCGATGCCACGCTCGCCCTTGGCGAGCACGAGGGAAGACGCGGCCCACTCGGCTGCGGTCCCGTGACGCTCTGCTACTGGAACTACTTCGATGGGCATAGCCCCTCCTCATCAGGTGTTGGTTTCGGCCAGCGTACCGGAGAGGAACGGTTTCGCTGCGAAACGAAGCCCCCTCGGCTCGCAGTTCGAGGGGGCTTCGTACCAGCGGGCGACAGCAGCGACCAACGCGGTGGCCTCAGGCTACCAGCACCAGAGAGTCCCCGTCGTCGGCCAGCCAGTTGCCGAGGTCGTCAAAGTGGACCTTGAACTGCCCGGCCAGTCCCCAGCCGGTGGACCACGAGTTGCAGCCCCAGACGTACTCCTCCTTGACGCACAGGCCGAGGAGTTCGGTCTCATGGCCGCCCTCCTCGTCCCCGGAGATGTCGAGGAAGCCCTTGGAGTCGGTGTCCCACATGTGGCTGCGCCACTTCACCCCGATGCCCACCGGGCCGACGTTGGCCAGCGTGAGCAGGGTGTCCTCCAGGGAGAAGTTCCAGTGGTAGGACTTGATCAGCCCGCGGGCCAACAGGTACTTGGCCAGCCCCAGACCGGAGGTGCCGTCGTAGTTGTTGCCGGGCCACTGGTCGTTGGCCTGAGCGCCGTCGTAGAAGTTGGCCACCGAGTAGTGGGAGCGGGTGTAGTAGGCCGCGGCGGCCGAGAGCGGGGCGGTGTTGAGCAGCCCCTTGCCGGTGTAGGCCACGCACCACGGCAACTGCCCTTGGTTGTAGGCGTTGCCCCTGCGCCACTTGCGGTCGCGCAGCACCGGCTCCGCACCGAGGAGTGCCCGCGCCGGGTAGGCGCGGGACCTCTCATCGAACTCCGGCAGCCGCCCGAGTGCGTACGGTGTGGGCGGCAGGCTCATGCGTTGACCGGGGCCTTGACCGGCTCGACGGTGCCCTGACCGTCAGCGCGGTAGTAGTGGGCCATGGCCTCCACCTCGGTGCGGTACTCGTACCGGTTGGCACCGTCGGCGCTGACGTAGACCCAGCCCTTGATGCCGGTGCAGCCGCACATCAGGCGTCCACCTTCCCGAACTCGCGGCCACGCAGGGCCTTCATCTTCTCGCGGGCGTCGAAGTTGGCCATGATCCGGGCGGTGATCCCGTTGGCCAGCGCGTCGAAGTCGAAGCCCGGAGGCACCCCGGCGGTGTCGGAGGCGACCACGTTGGAGGCGACCAGCGAGACCTGCTCGCCAGCGGCGAACCCGGCCGCAGGACGCGGGACGATGAAGCCCGGCGCGTTGACGGCCAGCGCGGCGATCATCTCGAAGTTGCCGTAGGCGTCGCGCCGCCAGTCGCCGGACAACTTGCTGGCGCGGGCCGCGACCACCATCTCCTCGGGCGTCCCCGGCCGGACCCAGCCGCACACCCAGATGCCGTGCTTGCCGTCCTTGCAGGTCACGTCGGCGAACACGCTGGTGGAGTCGTCGTAGTGACGCTGGGCGTCACGCAGCCGCATGTTGCCCGGGGCGTGACCGCCGCCGATGGTCAGGCAGCCGACCGGGATGGTCTGGTCGTTGTCGGCCAGCACACCGCCGAGCAGGAAGTGGCTGTAGTTCGAGTTGGACTTGGGCGGGTTGCGGTCGGTGCCGTAGGCCGCGGTGTTGCCGTGGCTGGTCTTCCACGTCGCGACGTGGCCGTAGACCTGACCCTCCTCGGTGATGGTCAGCGGGACGCCCCGGGGGATGTCCGGCTCCTCCATGGCGAACCAGTCGGCGGGTGCCTTCAGGTTGCCGTAGGCGGCGGCCACGAGGCTGAGGGCCTCGGCAGGGTCGCCGCCGGTGAACTTGGCGCTGTCCATGGCCGAGCCCTCCTGACCCGGCCAGAAGCCGAGCGCGTCGTAGTGACGGTTGGCGCAGAACCCGGCGAGGTACTGCGGCTTGATGTACTGCGCGGCCTTGGCCCGGCAGCGGTTGAAGTCCCCGGGAACGCCCCACTCGACGCCGGACTCCTGCGAGGCCCACCAGTCGCGGAGACGGTCGGTGGGGATGTAGTTGGTGAGCCAGCCGGGGCCGTCCTCGGTCTTGCCCGGCGCGATGTCCACGAAGGACTCGATCGCCGCGACCATGGACTCGCCTCCGGAGTCCAGCGGCTCGCCACCCTCGAAAAAGTCCTCGGGCGGCTCGCCGAGCGCGATGTACGCCTCGTGAAAGGCGGGGATAGCCACGATGCTTCCACCGCAGGAACGAGCGTCGGTGAAGGTGACGCCCTGCTCGTCCTCCAGACCCATGGTCACGTCGTCGGCGTCGACGCTGACCCCGAAGCGGCCGAACTCGGCGATCAGCCCCTGCACCTCACCGGACTCGGGGTTGTCGATGAAGTGGCCGGAGTACCTGATCTCGTTGCCGACGCGCTGGGCCTGCTCGATCTTGTAGACGGTGACCGAGTGCTTGTGGCCGTCGTCGCTGGAGCGCTGCCACCCCAGCGGGAGGGGCAGCGGCCGGGTGCGGAGGGAGCCCTCGGAGAAGCGTCGGCCGTCGCCGGTCCACTTGCCCTCCACCGTCAGGACCCCATGGCCGGGGGTGCTGGTGGGCGCGAGGTCAGACACGGCTGCGCCCTCGTCTGCGGCAACCATGGCCTCGTCTGTGGCGTCCTTCTCGGGCATCGGCTCCTCCTCGGGCTTGGCCTCAGCGTACTTGTGGTCGCCCCCACCTTCGGAGAACTGCGACCAGTCCGTGTTGTGAACCTCGGGCCGCAGGTTGGGTCCGAGGTTCTTGATCTGCTCCAGCGAGAACCACGCCGACACGTCCGGCTTGCGCCGCTGGGGGTCGTCGGGGTTGGCCGCAGCCTCGTTCGGGTTGTGGCCGTTGAGCCCGTCGAAGGCGGTCCGCTCCATGGGGGTGGTGTGGACGTGGCCGGTGTAAACCCCGTCCTCCGACGTCCACTGGCCGGTCTGCTCACCCTCGGGCACCGGCAGCCCGGTCTCCTCGGAGAACTCGCGGTGCGCGGCCTCCTGCGGGGTCTCGTCGCCCTCGATACCGCCGCCGGGGAACTCCCATGTGCCCTGCACGTCGGGGGCGTCCTCTTGGTCGAGGGAGCGCTGGATCATCAGGATGCGCCCGGTGTCGGCTGCCTGCACGGCGAGGCCGGCGTGGGTCGGCTGGGCCAGCGGGTCGCCCGGCTCGGAGGGGTCTTCGGTGACGGGAGCGAACTCTGCGTTGAAGGCGGCGATCTGCTCCTTGGTCCGGATCGCGAACAGGTCGACCCCGAGGTCGGCGGCCCACGTGTCGGGCAACTTCACGTCAGGGCAGCCGAGCGCGGACTTGCGCGAGCGAATCCACTTCTTGGTGGCGGCCGGGTCCTTGGAGCGCCCGATGGACTGGATCGCGTTCTTCAGGTCTTCGCAGTCCTTGATGGGGTAGGCGTTGTCGGTGCCGGGCTGGGTCGGGGCCTTCTCGCGCTCCTTGCCGGTGTAGTCCTTCAGCGGGACGATCGAGAAGATCGGCAGCCCCTCGTGCTCGGCGGCGTGGTCCTCGCACCAGCACCCGTCGATCTGCGGGTGGTCGGAGGAGACCGCGTACTTGGGCGGCTTGTCACAGTCGTCGTGCAGGCAAAGGTCGCCCTCCTCGACATCGGCCAGCGGGGTGATGGTGAACCGGGGGGTGTCGGGCACGATCACGATCCCGCCCAACCCGGCCGCCCGCTTGGTGGCGGCGGCGTGCCGGTTCAGCGCAGCGGCGAGCGCCTCGGAGGCGAGCACCGGCCGGAGGGTGCAGCGGCAGTTGATCCACAGTTCGATGTCGACGCCGGGGTAGCCGGGGTAGGGCATCTTCTCGCCGCCGACGAGGAAGTCCTCGCCGATGGGGCGCTGCTGGCCGTTGGCCTTGGCGTGGGTCTCGCGCACGTGGGAGTCGTGCATGTCGACCCATTCGAGGAACAACTCCTCGGGGTCGTCTTGGGAGGCGGTGATGGTGGCGTGGCTCAGGATCGCGGTGGCCAGCCATGCGCCGATCCGGTCGACGGTGGCCTCGGTGGCCTTGGTCCGGTCGGTCTTGGCCAGCGTGTCCTGCACCTGCTTGATGAACTCCCCGGGGATGTGGCCCCGGATGGAGCCCGCCTCGTCGGCGTAGGCAGTGCGCCACTGGGCGCGGACCTCGTTGATCAGTTCGCTGTAGCCGTCGGTGTTGACGGTGCCGTCCAGCGCCCGGGCGATGATCGGGCGCAGCGCGTTCTCCACGCGCTCCTGTGCGGAGCGTCGGCGGCTCGAGAATTCCTCCAGAGACAGGACGATCATCCGAGGCCCTCCAATGCCTTGGCCAGCAGCCTGCGCTCGTGGGGCCGCTGGTTGGTCAGCAGGGTGCGCACGTAGGCGTCGAGCACTTCGAGCACCGCCTCGGGGTCGCGGACTCCGTTCCCGGCCAGACAGGTGTAGCCGTGGGGGAAGGCGTCGTCCATGCAGGACTCCAAGGCCCCGTTGGCCGCGACGACCGTGTGGACCTCGTGGGCCTTGACTCCGGTGGGCCGGACCCCACCCTTGCCGCGCTGGCGCAACTTGTTGCCCGCCCGGGACAGGGCCGTGAGGACCAGCGGCTCGGAGATCGCTGCCACCAGACCGGCTGCGGCGGGCTGGTCCATCTCCGGGGGCTTGCGCTGGATGGGCAGCGGGTCCAGAGAGGGGTCGGGGCGGGTCTCGCGTGGTGTCTGCTCGGGGGCGAGGATCGGGCCGAGGTCCACTCCCAGCGCGTTGAGCGCGGCCTGCACCTGCTCGGGGGTGGCGGAGCCGGTGGCGACCTTGACGGTGAGCCAGACCTTGCGCTCGGCGTCGTCCATCATGTCGGTGTCGGGGTTGAAGCCGTTCTCCCGGACCACGACCTCGCCCTTCAGCAGCCCGTGGTCGTAGAGGATGACCGACTCCTTGGACCTGTCGGGGCGCAGCCGCAGGGCAGCGGTGTCGGTCTTCAGCGACTCCATGCCCTGCGTGAAGGGACGCAGGAAGCCGATGACCAGCGCGTTGCAGACCAGCCCGAGGTCGGGCTCGACGTGCAACTTGATGAAGTCCTCATCGATCTGCCACGCACCCCAGTGGCTGACCCCGTTGGTGGTGCCGCCGCCGGTCCCGGCGTTGGAGGAGATGCCCAGAATCTTCTCGGGCGGCATGTCCATCGACAGGGCGAAGCGCTGGAGCGCACCGTTGCGCATCCCCTGTGCGTTCTCGTCCAACTGCGACCAGAAGTGCATGAGTTCGGCGACCTTGCCGCCGTTGGCCCAGACCTCGCCGGGCACGGTGACGACCACCGGCGCGACCGAGGAGGGGGACCCTTGGTCCTCGATCGCCTCGATCATCGACTCGGCCAGCGTGTAGAGCAGCCCCTCGGCCTCGTTGGTGGCCTCGACCTTCTGGCCGTTGACCTCCTTGGGCGGCTCGGGGAAGGTGACGTCTTGGGAGACGAACATGATCCCGGCACCGGTGAGCCTGCTCTGGCTCTCGGCGAAGATGCGCAGCGTGATGACCTCGATCTCGCGCAGCACCGGCAGCGCCGACTTGAACGGGCTATCGGCGGCGAGGCGGCGCTCGGGGTCGGGTCGCCAGATGCGGATCACGATGTCGTCGTCGGCCAGCGGGATGTCGGGCTCACCCTCCTCCTTGGAGGTGATCGACCAGTTCTGCCCGTTCTTGTGGACTTCGAGGACCGAGAGAATCTCCCACACCTCGTCCTCCTCGCCCGGGACGACCTCGCCGGTCTCGGGGTCGCGGACGGGAATGGTGCGGCCGATCAGGTAGCACTCACCGGCGACGGTGAGGTGGACGCCCATGGCGGTGAGCATCTGCTCCTGACCGTCGGGGCCGTTGAACAGTGCGTTGAGCGCGTCGAAGGCCGGACCCGAGGTGAGTTCCTTAGCGTCCTTGGCGGCTGACTCGACCGGGTAGATGCGGGCCTTGGACATGGCGTGCCCGTAGTAGGTGGCCGCGTAGCGGGCCTCGCCGCAGATCGCGTACTGGCGGTACGCCTCCTTCTGCCACTCCTTGGCCCCGACGTAGACGCGGGTGACCTTGCCGGGGTAGCGGACGGCGGAGGCGACCAGCGAGTTGCTCGGGATCGTCGGAGCCGTCTTTCGCGTGCTGCGGCGGGCCATGTAGGTCAGTCCTCGTCTCCGTCGTACGCCATGGTTATGGCACCAAGGTACGCCGCCGAGAGCACCCCGGTGACGATCCACCACGCAGTGTGCCAGTCGGAGAGCCAGCCGGACAGCACCACGGCCGCCGCGACGTAGACACCGGCGCAGTAGCCGCAGTGGACCAGTTCACCCCACGAGTCGTTGGTGTGCTTGTCCCACTGGATGCGCAGCCAGACGCTGGGCGGGTAGGTGTCCCACACGATCAGGCGGGTGATGCGGGCGGTGGCGAGCACGGTCAGGACCGCGGCCGCCACCCAGTGGAAGTTGTCCATGGTTGCTCCTATCTGGGACGGGGAATCAGGGCTCGGCCACCTCGGCCGCCCGGTGATGCGGGACCCCCACCGCTGAGCCGCGCGGGGGAGCCGACCTCGGCGGGCATGGAGCCCTTGCCGAGACTGGTGATGACATGGACCAGAGCGTCGACGCGGTTGGGGGAGTCACCCTCGCCGGGCACCCATGTGGTCAGTTCGTCGTCCAGCGCCTGTAGGGCACCGCGGGCTCCGACGTGGAAGACCTTGCCCTTCTCGCCGGGCTTGTGGTTCTTCTCGTACAGCGCGACGACCGGTTCGGCCCGGATCGCCTTGCCGCGTCGGGAGCGTACCGCCTTGATGCGCGGCATGAGGTCCTTGTTGCGCTTGCCGACGGTGTTCTGGAGGACGAAGATCACCATGTCCTCGCCGTAGTTGCGCTCGGGGACCAGCGCGTCGGCCTGCCACTCGCTGTACTGGCGGTTGGCCATTTTGCCCCAGCCCTCGGGGCTGTAGCGGTCGGTGTAGTCGCCGAAGACGTAGTAGTTGTCGTCGTAACCGAGCCCGGCCACGATGATGCCGGTCTCGTCGGAGCGCTTGTTCTTGGTGCCAGCCGGGTCGATCCCGACCTCCATGCGCTTCATGTCGTCCAGAGTCACGCCCTCGACGTACTCGATCATCTCCCACTTCCACAGCGAGCCCTCGACGTCTTCGAGCACCTCGCCGTGCAACTCCTGCGCACCGGTGCGGGAGCCCTCGTACCTCGGGATGATGATGTCGCGGTAGACCGGGGACAGGTTGGGCAGGTTGGCGTAGGAGGAGACCACCCGGTCGATGGTGGTCGGGTCGTTGATCTGGGACTTGACCCACTTGGTGGGCTTCGGCGTCGAGGTCGCGACGATCTTGGGGTAGTCGCCCTTGCGGAGACCGAACAGCATGTTGTCCCAGCAGGCTTCGACCAGCGGGTAGTGAGCGGGCTCGTCGGACCAGACGAAGCCGGAGTTCTGACCACGCAGACGGTCGGGCTCCTCGGCGGAGTAGCCGAGCGCGATGCACCCGTTGGGCCACGTCAACTGCTTCTTGGACGGCTCGTAGATGGGGCGCTCACCGGGAGCGCTGGAGGCGAGGATGCCGGACTCGCCCTCGACCATGAAGGTTCGGAAGTCGGGGCCGGTGGCTGCGATCAGGGTGATGCGCGGGACCAACTTGGTGACTCGGTTGGTGATCTCCGCGCCGGTCTTGGTCTTGCCCGAGCCTCGGCCGCCGCGCATGAACAGGGTGAGCCAGTCGTCCTTCCAGCGTGGGGGCCACTGGTCGGCGCGGGCGTGGTTCCACAGCCATGAGTCCAGCGGCGTGCCGGTGACCCCGCAGTAGGTGGGGCGGCCGTTCTTGTCGGTGAGGTCGCCGGTCTTGTGGTCGACGCACTTCCACACGGTGCCGAGCAGGACCCACTGGTGGCCGAAGGGGTTGGGGCAGGGCCGGGTGTCGTCGGGCCAGACGTGGGGCTGGCCGTTGCAGTTGCGGTTGGTGCAGTAGAACGGAGCCCACTGGGTCTGCTCGGCCTCGCGGATGCGGGCCATGACCTTGGCCTGAGCGTCGGGCTTCCAGCGCTTGAACCGCTCTAGGTCAGCGCCGAGACCTTCTTGCAGGTCTGCATGTGGCTGTGCGCACAACTCAGGCACCACCATCCGCCGTGCAGGTGCATGGCCTGCTGGCCGACCCGCAGCCACGAGCGGCACGGACCGGCGCACCGCTGGGAGTAGCGCACCTTTGCCATACACACATGATACCCACGGTGGTCACTTCTGACTCACTCGCTTGGGTGCCGGGTTGTCGGCTCGGGAGGGCGGCAGTTTGGCCAGCAGGGACGGCAGAGGCTCGATGCCGTCGCGGGCCAACTTCTCACAGATCGCCTCTTGGATGTAGCGGGTGTTGGAGGCGATGCCCCTCTCGGTGCGAGCCCGGGTGATCAGGCTGGCCATGCCCGGGAAAGTGGTGAACTTGATCGCGGTGGCGAAGGCGTCGTTACGAAAGGCCATTGATGTCCTCCACGAAGACGCCCGTGTCGGGCAGGTCATCGATGTCGGTGTGGGTGGCCTCGCAGTCGGGGTCCTCGCAGATCAGGCCCCACTCGCGCATCAGGTGGATGTCGGGCTTGCCCATCAGTAGGTCCACCTGAACTCGGTCTCGCAGTTGAAGCACTCGACGTGGCCCTCGGAGTTTTGGACCAGAATCCCGTCCACCGACTCGTTGCGCGTGTTGCACGTAGGGCAGTCCCAGAACTCGATCTGCC